AAGATAGCCCACTGGTTTATAGACGTGGAACTTGGTATCCAGAACCTGCAGATATTCCAAGTCTGATGTCCTGGGGTCTCTTCATAGTATACGCAATTGGCGCATGTCTCGTTGTAAAAATCGAATCTTTCATCCATCACATTATCCCGCCAAACTTGGTCTTGTGGTTATGCTAGGCCTATGGTACGTTTGGATTCTCACGTCAAAAACGCAATTATAGGTTGAAACATAATGGCAAAACCGACTAAAAAGCTCACTGCAGAAGAGCTCAGATGCATTCTGGATTATAGCCCAGAAACTGGTAAATTTACATGGAAAAAACAAATAAGCCCAAAAACCATTTGCGGCAACGAAGCTGGCTGGGTATCCCAAAGAGGATATGTCATGATAGACATAAATAAAAAAAGATATAGGGCACATAGACTTGCCTGGCTGTATATTTATGGAGAATGGCCAACTCGCATTGACCACAGAGACACAAACCCAGAAAATAACGCTATAAAAAATTTAAGGCCATGTACACAGTCTCAAAATCTAGGGAATATAGGCATATCAAAACATAACACTTCTGGGTACAAAGGCGTCCATCTTCATAAGCTAACAGGAAAATGGAGAGCAGCTATAATACACCAGAACAAATACATACATCTCGGTCTATTCGTCAAAATAGAAGATGCAGCAGCGGCTTATGCGAAAGCCGCTGCTGAGCTGTTTGGGGAGTTCGCCAGGACTTCATGAGATGCTTACTACCCCGCCAGAGATGGCGGGGTAGCGCTTGTGTTCATACCCAGCATGAGATCAAGGGCTGAACTGGCCCCGCCTACTGGAGTGTCGCTCATAACCTTAGCCGTCTGCGCTGCCTGAGTCCCCATAGCCGCCGTATTCTGGGCCTGGGCCATCTGCTGCTGCTGTTGCCTTCTCTGCTGTCTCTTCTGATCCGCTGCCTGTCTATCACGGAACATCTTGTGAGGAACACCGACAAGGTCCCCATATTCCCTGATCGTCTCATCGAGGTCAAGATTATCCATAATCTCAGGGTCTGCCGCCATCAGGTTGCCTGCGGTGCCGAGGACGCGCTCGATCGCCACGGTGGCCGCAGCCTTCTGCGCCATGGAGAGCATGGATATGTATTTGATGCTGAAGTTGATTCCCTTGAGAGAATCTGGAATAGGAGGAAGAAGCTTGCGCCTGGCGAGAATGCCAAAAATGCGTTTGATCGCAGGGCTGGCCCCTTCGTTCTGGAAGCGGTCAATCACAGGACCGAGAACGGCCATCTTCTCCTGATCACGCTTTTGGACCTCATAAGCGGTCTGCTCTTTCGTGGTGTCAGCGTGGAGCAAGAAGATGTTATTGAAGAATCCGTTCTTGATCCGCTCCTGGATCTCCTTGATATCAGCGATCATCCACTGGAGCTGAGGATTCACCTCATAGAGAGGCCGCATGCCTGCCTGTGGCCCGAGGTTAGCGACATAAGTCACATGGCCTGGAAGGGCGCTGGACGGCTCATTCTTCATATCTACGCTGGCGAGCAGCGGCGGCCTGACATGCTTCTCGATCGCTTCGGCCTTGCGCTTTGATTCAAGTTGAAGCTGCATGATGTCGGGCAAGGTGTCCATGCCAGGGGAACGGCCATACGGGTCGTTGCTGGTGATCGCCCAGCGTGGGGANATGAATGGCTCCTCNTAGAACCCACGGACGCTTAACGGCCGTTCCGTAGAGTTNCCGAACACCCAATAGACTTCCCGGAATGGAAAGTGCGCAGCCGCCATGGGCTTGAGCTCACGTCCGGCTCCATCGAGAATCGCGAAGTTCGGTTCTATGGAATGAGCGACGATGTACTCTACGTCGAGACTGGCAGCCTTNGTGCGCCACATCTCCTGGACTGCGCCAGGGCAATTCTCCAGCCCAAACATCTGAACGATTTGAGAGATCGTCATGACGAACTTGCGATAGAATGATTCTATCCTGTTCGTGTTCGAAGCCCCCAGATAATACTCGCCGGCGCATGGAACATGACAGCGAATGACGTCCTTGTCATCCTCATAGACAAGCATCACGCTGGTGCCGAAAACGGTCAGATCCTCAAACACCTGGGTGAGGCTGTCATAGAAGTTTGACTTGGCCATCACGCCATAGACGAGGGCTTCCACGGCATCGAACCAGAGCTGTGCAGGCTTGTCAGGCACAAACCCCGGCTCGTCAGCTTCAATCCTGAACCATGGCCTGGACGGGCTTGTGAGGCCCTCCTTGAGGCCACTGGCGCATACACGCATGGCGTGGGAGCCGGTTGGGTCTACGATATTCTGGTTGATCGGGAAGCCGCGCGTCATAGTGTTTGGCGTGACGAGCCAGTGGTAACGTCTTGGAAGGATATTCTCCGCGAGGAGCGCCCAGTGACGCCACCAACTGAGACGCCAGTTTGTCATCATCTGAAGGCGGCTCTCCAGGTGGGCTCGGAGGTCATGCCAGCCCCCAATGTCAGCCAACAGCTCAGTGGGTGGGTTGGGATCCTCTTGCGCCAACAGGGTGGGCGACGAGCGCTCATAATGAATCTCGTCGTCCTTTGGGCATCGGTAATCTTTTGTCCGAAGGCAAGAGCGGCTTCGCGCCGGGGAGCCCCCTTGGCCTGATAGCGAGATGTCGTCTTGCTGTCCATGTTACTGCCCTAACAAGCCCTTAGCGGCTCCCTTAACCTCAGCTGCTCCAGATGGGCTCGTCAACAGGGTGCCGCCAGCCGCGCTGATCGGGGGGACGCCGGGTGTGGCGTCAGTAGACTTCGCCGCCTGCTGTGGATTTGGCGGAGGCGGAGGAGGAGCTGGAGCCTTAGGAGGATTGAAAAGAGCGCCCATTATTATAACTCCCATGAATTGGCGAACGGGTTGTAATCGTGCTGATGCGACGGCTTCTGCTTGAGCCGATCAGTGTGGTCAGACTTAAGAATCGGGAAGGCGAAGGTTGTGGCGAGAGCATCGCCTTCGTCTGGGGATTCGACGCCCCTCTTCATCATATCACTCTTCTTCTCAAGGATAATGGCGTCCTTGCCGTACAACATAGTGTAGCCGTACTGGACGTTGGTGAGATCATCCATGAGCCTGATGTCGTTCGGGATAGCTCCACCTGGGAGCATCTCGCCAAGATGATTCGGGGCGCTGCCAAGCCAGTCCCTCATGGCTCCCCACATCTGGGTGCGCTTGTTGGCGTAGACGACCATTCCCTCTTCGGTGTTGTGGTTCGATCCATCTGCCACGGCTCCGAATATAACATCCTTGACGGGGAGTCGAGAATAGCGTAGTCGATCAGCGACACCACCGCCAACGCCGCCTGCATCAACAAAGACGCCGTCTGGTTGATACTTCTGATAAAGCTCTATGATGCGGAGAGAAAGAGTGTTGGTGTCCACGCCGTTGAACTTTTCCCATGGAATAGTTCTTGCGTCTCTACCACGGCGGAAGGCTATTATTGAGCTGTTACTGCCGAAGCGAGCAACGTCAACACCCATGATAAGCGGATCATAGATGGAAGCGACAGGCTCTCTTGTGGCTGCTGCGCGGGCGATATCGTCTGAGATGAACTGGAGGGAGCCTACGCGGGGGAATTCTCCACGGACGCGGACACGGACGAAGTCGCTGTCTTCGCCGTACGTTCTAATCCAGCCCTCATAGAGCTTCTTGTTGGTCATCTTGGCGGTGCGGCTGTCGATCTTCATCGTCCGCCAGTCCGACTTGTGGCGAAAGAAACAATCCTTGAACCGGCCTATCGACCTGGTTGGGTTTCCGCATACAAGCCAAAGAATCTCCGTGTTGGAGTCCGTCTTCATGCCTTCGGTGACCTCCCAGATAATATCTGGGACCGAACTCGCCTCGTCGAAGATGACGATGATGCGCTTGTCTTTATTGTGCATGCCGGCGAAAGATTCAGTGCTCTTCTCACTCCAGGTGATGCGATCGATGCGCCACTGGCTGCGCCACCTCTCGTCTCGCGCCATAATCGCCATGCCCTCCATGGAGAATAGGCCATGGAGAATGGGGGCGAGCTGATACCACTTGGAAAGTTCAACCCAAGTTTTCGTGCGGAGCTGGTTGTCTGTGTTAGCTGTTACGACGCCTTTTGTGCCAACTCTTGTCGAGATGCCCCACAGTATAACCCAAGATACGAGGGCTGACTTTCCGATACCATGTCCTGATGAAATCGCGATCTGGAGAGCTTCGTCCCATGATAAACATTGCCCGATGGTAATGAGGACTTGCGTCTGCCATTTATCCGGGCCTTCCTGACCATGGAGAGACGTCCCTTCCTGGTTCCATGGGAAGACGTCCATGACAAACCCGAGGGGGTCACGTTCGTATTTGTGAAGGTACTCAGCAATCTTGGCGTATGGCATAAGGCGTTCCGTTTGAATGAATTTTCACACGGTAACGCGGGAATGAGAGATGAGCAATACAAATGTGTATTTTTGTGTTTTTTAGCGTAATATGATTTGTATCTACAAAGGAGATATACAAATGGCTTCCGAAGACACATATTACCTGCTTCAGGTGTGGTCTGAGACAAAGCAGAGGGAGTTTTGGGATTGTGCGGTGTTCAAACGTAGTCCAGACGAGAAAAAAGGCGTTGCTCATTATGTTGAGTCAACGCCTCGTTTGTCATGGATGAAGAATAAGCTGTTCGTGGATATTTGGGGCTACCTTGTGGAGCAGAGGCGGCTTGGAAAGTTTGAGTTCTCGATGACCGAGGAAAATAAGTCGCTAAAGGATGACCTGTTCCCTAAACGGGCTCACGCTCAGTCTTCTGTTCCGCTGCGATCTCGACGAGATCATAGCCGATAGGAAGTATATCCAGGGCCAGCATCATGCCGATGAGGTCCTGCTCCCTGGATACGACCTTAGTGTTTTCCTTGGTCATGTACACGGTGATTGATGAGTGCTTTCCAAGAGCGTCATCGAGATAGGCTGGCAATTCCATATTGGCGTCCAGCTCGGTCTGTGTCGTGACGAACAGACTGGTGAGCCTGCCCATCCTTGGGATGCGCAGGTCGAACTTTACAAGGACCAGCGGCTCACTCATTGGGCCTGTTCCTTCTTCATAGCGATAATTTCCATACAAGATTTGTAACGCGGCGAGACGTGGTAACTGATCGGGAGGAACCCGTGGGCTTCGAGGAGAAGGCCCATGCTCTTCATGGTGAAGTTGTGATAGTGCTCGATTTCAGTCCAGTATGGATTGGCTTTGCGCTTGTCCATGTCTCTCCAGATGGCGGTGTCCATGTTCGGGCATGAGATGATCAGGGATCCGTCGTAAGTCAGGAGGCTTCTGGCGGCCTTGAGCGCCGTCTGTGGGAATGGCATATGCTCCAGGACATCGAGCATGGAGATGACATTATAGAATTCTTCCATCTCCGCCAAGCTGGCCGCGTACTCTTCTATAGTCTGGCAAGATGCCGGGTAGCCAAGTGATATCAGGGCGTCGACGTTTTCTATCCTGAGATCAAGGCCGATGGAGTCATAGCCATACTCTTCAGCGGTCATAACGAGAGAGCCAGAACCGAAGCCAACGTCGAGCCAGGTTGGAGACGGGCTGTCGAACGGCTCTCTGGGGGATGCGACCTTATCGATCAGCTGGGAGGCGATCCAGCGCTCCTGCTCGGAGACATGGACCTTCTGGCTTTCCTGACCTTTAGCGAACAGGAATTCAACGGCCTCGCCTTCGAAGTAGCCGTCGGTGAACGTGTGGCCGCACTTAGCGCAGGTCTGCCAGCCGATGACATGCGGGAGCTCTTTGCGCCAGAGGGGGTGGTGGCGGCAGTCATGCACCGTCAGAGACGTCACGTTCCTGCAGCCGCAGAGAGGGCAAGCGTTATAAAATGTGCGTGTGTATTCCATTAGCGGGATCCTTTGCGAGCACGGTATTTAGCGAGAAGGCGAGATCCGAAGTCCGCCATGCTCCTCTTTCCACTCATCATGGAGCAGTACTGGTAGAGCTCGACGACCCCGATATTTGGCTCAGCGTCCTGGTATACGGTTGCATATCTGCTCATTTGAATCCTCCGACCGAAAGGGCTATTGCCGCCATGGCGATATATGCCACCGCCATTGTCAGGTGGGCCATTCCATTTCTCATTAGAGCCTCCTTGTTTGAGTGAGGTCAACCATAGCAGAAGATTTGCCTTGACGCAAGTGAATAGTTCACATAGAGTTAAGCAGTCACAAATGGAGGATATGATGAACATCAGTGATCTGGAGAAGAGTGAGCTCGTCGATCTGGCGGCCATGCTGAGCGCGAGGCTGGCGAAGAGCGTTGAGACGGAGTTGGCGTTTGGCATCCGCGTCAAGGGGCTGGAGCGGGCTGTAGACGCAGCGAGGAAGGAAGTCTTCTGGGAGAACCGAGCCAGGGCGCTCAGCGTGGAAGCTCAAGGTTGGGAAGAGCACGCGAAACAGACTGAGGCGCTTCTGTATGAAGCGAAAAGCGATCTGGAGAACGCCAAGGGACAGGCGGAGGAGCGCAGGAGAAATTTCCAGGAGATTATGGAGCAGCGGGACCACGCTCGCGGGGAACGGGACAAGGCGAAGTCGGAGCTGGAAGAGAAGCGCCGGGCCTGCGAGAAGCAGACCATCGGCCATATGGAAGCGGAGAAGGAGTGGAGGGCATCGGCGGAAATCTTCAGAACGAACGAGAGGCGCATGGAGCGGGAGTTGCGGGAGACCCGCGCGGCAGTGATGAACGAAGTGTCGGCGATGATCCCGAAGGCTGTCGAAGCCGAACGGAACGCCTGTAGGGAGATCGCTCGTGGCATGGCCCTGGACGAACTGTCAGCTGACGACGCAATTCTGATCATGAATGTCGCAAACAAGATAGGGGAACGGAAATGACGCCGGCGCAATGCAGGGCGGCTCGGGCTCTGCTGGGCTGGGACCAGGTCGTTCTTGCGCATAAGGCGGGGATGAGGAGCCAGATGCCATGTTTCTATTTCGAGAAGCACGGGCACAAACTCAGGGACGAAGGAACGTACAGCGGATCACGGTATGTTTCGCTAGACACGGTAAAAAATTTGGAGAAAACCTTGATGAAGGCCGGGATCGAGTTCATCGAAGACACTGGCGTTAACCTAAGAAAGGACCTGCCATGAGCGATCTTGATAGAGAAAGAGACGCGATCATTCGCATCTGCGCCGAAGCAGCGGGCACACAGGAGCGGATGCTGGGGATGTTCCCGCAGAACACTCAGTATAAAGAGTTCGCCCAGATGGCGCGCTGGGTGGCGGCCGAGGTTGAGAAGCGGAAGGGGATAGTCTTCGGGGAGGATGGCTCCGAGGTGCAGGGAGCTCCTCTGGCGGCAATATGCATGGAGCTCAGGTGCTGCCAGGAGGAGATTGTTGAGCTCAAGGGGCTCATTGGCGGACTAAGGGTTGAACGAGATCGGCTCAAGAGCCTAGTTCTGGCGCACGAGGAGAATACGGCCAGGATCATGACGTCACACAAAAAGTCCATCGACGAGCATGCGAAGAAGGATGGTCTGATCCATCAGCTTACTGGAGATCATGAGATTATCAAGGCCAAGCTGGAAGAGGGAACCGCTGCGATGGGGGCAGAGAGGACGGCGATCAGAACTCACGAACGTCTTCTTATTGCGGGCATGGTCAGAAAGATGGCGGATAGGTCGCCTGACCCTGTCGAGGACAAAATTTTGAAGACGGCGGCAAGCGCAATTGAATCTGGCGTCCAATGAAAATGGAGTGTGTGGGGCTAGCCGAACTTGAGAGGGCGGCGGAGACGCTGTTCCTCGAAGTTGACAGGCTGAAGAAGACCGGAGCGGAGGAGGAGCGAGAATCGATATGCTCTCTCCTTCGTATGAAGACGGCGAAGCTGATCGAGCTGTCAAGGACGACGTCAGGGTATGACGGCCAGATCGAGCTTCTCCAGGAGATGGTCAGAGTGATTATGGATAGGTATGGAAATGACGAGCGAAGCCACAGAGGGTAGAGTTATGGAAAATCACGAAGGGATCGACAGCGTAGCTATGGAAAGTTTGAACGAAGAAGGGGCTCGCCATGCTGCGCGTCAGCCTGAAGAGGGCTTCCAGGGGGTTGGGGGTGAGCGCCGGCGCAAGGGAGAGGACGTCATCAGGGGTCTGCGGACGGAGGTCAATGTCCTGCTCGATCACAACGACAGGATGAGCCGGAGAATCACGGAGATGGAGTTCGAGGTCGAGAGGATGATCCGCCTCGACAAGGCCAACCAGGCGGCGATCTTCAACCTGACGAAGGCCTGTGAGAGTGAGCGGAGAAGATGCGCCATGATCGCCAGAGGGGCAGAGGTTTTCGCGAGCACGACCGGAGAGGCAAAAATGGCGATCAGGATATTCACCAAAATAATGGAGGCGTGAGTTGAGCAGGCGAGACAACGATCGCATAGCCGAACTGGAAGACGAAGTCAAGGAAGAGCAAGAGGCGCTCAACAGGCAGGTGGAGGCGGCGAGCAGACTGGCCGAGGAGAACAAGGAGCTGAGGGAGCGGCTGGAATACTCACAGAAGGCCGTGAAAGAGCTGACGAAGATGAGGCTCGGAGAGATGGACGCCGAGCGCTCGAAGATGGTCTTGGCCGAGCGAGAGGCGTGCGCGAAGCTCCTCGACGACGCGGCGACGGAGTACGACAAGCAGGGCCGTCTGCCGGGGATGACGATCCGCACCCTGGAAAGAAAGTTTCTGCTCGCCGATACGATGCAGAGCGCGGCTGAGATGATCAGAGGGAGGAAGTGATGGCGAAGCTTCCAGTGGCGAGGAAGAAGTCGATGTTCGCGGAGGCAGTGGAGGGGAAACCTTCTGCAAATTCGGTACAACCAGAGCTCTGCCATGGTAGTGGCGAACTCAACTTAAGCTCTGCCATGGTAGGGCAGAATGTCGCAGGGGAAAAGGATACAAAGTGTTTGATCGACACTGAGGAAAAGTCTAACCCCCGTAAAATCGGAGACCCAGTGTCTGTGAGACACCGGAAAGTGTCTGTCAACGCCTTCAGGTCTGGGCTGTCTCTCCAGAGGATGACGATTGCAGACTACGCGCGGCTGACAGGGACGCCGGAGAATACGGTGAAATCCTGGTCATCTGGCAGGACAGAGGCGCCAGGAGCAGCTCAGGCAGTGCTTGAGATGCTTGATCTGGAGCCGGGCCTCGCGGAGAGGTTAAGATCGGCAGGGTGGGAACCATTGAGATAGACAGACCGTAGCTTCGCTGATCGCCAATGGCTCATAGAAGACACGACGTTGGCTCAGGAAGCCAGGTAACGATGAGCCCGGTAGGTGGATAAGCCTGCCGGGCTTTTCTGCGTGCGTGGGGCTCTGTATGGGCTATTTCTGGTACTTGGCGGCCCGACGGGTATTCTGCATCTGCTCCGTCTGGGTGGACCACTTCACGTTTCCGGGCTCGTAATTGCCAAAAGAGTCAATGCGATCAACGGTATGGAGGTCAGTGGGGGCTGGACCTATGCAGGCGAGGAACGACAGGAAATCGTCGACCCATTCCGGGTGGACCTTCACGCCGAGAGCGCCATGATATTTATAAGCTTTCACGGCGTTGGGGTTGAGGCAGCGGGTCTTCATCGCCTGCCATGCCCGGTACTCCCGAGAGTCGCTAAGCCCATGAGTCATATGGGTATTGTCGGCGACAACCTGGGCTGAGCAGGGGCGGCAGGATTTGCTGCGGCCTGACGTGAGGTTGTAGCTCTCGATCACCTTCTCGGCTCCACAGCTACAGCGACAACGCCAGTGTGCTTTATTGGTCGGGCCTTTGTGAGAGAATTCAATGACATGCCAGGAATTGAAGGTCTGGCCAGCGAGGTCTTTGGTTGGTCTGCTCATATGAGTCCCCTTTGTTGAAGACTCATTATACGAATATATTGATGGCGTGTCAACAGATATTATGCGAAGATGGTTGTGGTGGAATTCTGCAATATTTTCAAGATGATGGGGTTTAGATAGTGGGGGGGGTAAATTTCAGAAAATTATTTCGGTTGTGAATGAGAGAGGGAGAGACCCGGAATTAATGTTGAGGCTCATGGCCGGGGGGTTCCCCCTCTGCCAGGGGGCATGAGCAGCCGTCGTGCGTGCGCTCGCATGATGCATGTGCGCTATGTGCCTGTACGCGCTCACGGAATTGACTACACACGCATGCCCGTTCATCGTTCGCTCAATGGGCATTGGGCTGTCTGATAAGACATATTATGGCAAATGGCTCTCTGAAAGAGATGGGGCATTAGACTATGGTCGTATTGCGTGAGGGGGGAGACTGTGTCATTGTCTGGTTGTCGGCGGGGATTGACCAGCTGGCACGGCGGAAGGGCTAAGGCGCTGAAGTCGTTATGAGAACGCGCAACGTAGTCATCTCTCTGCCACACATAACCGGCCCGACCACCAACTTGAAACACACCAACCACCATAAGGAGACGCACGATGCACCACCGTATAGCCTCAACCCCAACCTACGCACCATCCGCTTGGGATATGGACAGAATCCACGCTCCGGCCTCCCTTACCGTCATTTCCCGCAACTTGGAATCAGCCCCTGAATCTGCCCAGATGCGTAGGCTGTACAAGAGTTTGGACGCTGCGACCAACTCAATCCTGCCTGACGGGCTTAGCGCCATAATGGCCATACGATCTGGGAACCATTCGAGATATCGCGTTCGTATCGATTACACCTTGCTCTGACAGGGGCTTGGCAGTGGGGGTTGTGCGGCTTGGCTGAGTCCCTGCCCCCATCACCAAGCGTCTGAATGTGTGAGGACGTGACTTGACCTAACCAGTTTACGCAGTGAGCTTGCGACCTTGCAAGCCGTGTAACATGCTCTTTGACATTGTGAATGATCTCCCTGCCCGTGGTGCGTGTCCCAACGAAGTGGACCGCTTGCGATTGCGGGTTTGGAGACAACCGATTGCGGGAATATCCGCTTCCCTTTGTGGACGCTTATCGATTGGCGATAGGCGTTTTCAAGAGGAAATGCGTTATGACCACTATCGAAAAGACCAAAATCCCGGCCGCCCTTGTCGCCAATGCTCAAGCGGTTCTGGCTAATGGCTCAAGCTCGAAAGCCAAGCGTCAGGAAGCCCTTGCGGTTCTGTCGAAGGCTGGCGTTCAACCTGCAAGGGCTGAGACTGGCAAGGTCGACGTCCTGAAAGCCGCTGCAGCCAGGGAAGCCGCTCACAAAGCTGAGATTGGCAAGGCTGTCAAAGGCATTGCCGTCAAGAGCCTTGAGCAGGAACGGGCCGAAGCTAACGCCGCTGTCGATGCTCTGGACATGCAGGCTGGCGAAACTGTTGGGGAATTCACCTCTCGGCTTATCGGTGAACCAGCGCCATTGACGAACATCCATTCCCATAAAGACGTTGCAGCGCCTGAAGTTGCGCCTGTCACAGCCGATGAATTGGCAGCTGCCTTGGCCATTATCGAACGGGCGACCAAACAGCAAGCTGAGGCTATTCGCAAGGCTGCGGCCGAGCGCAAGAAGATTGCGCCAGAAGGCGAGAAAATCAAGAAAGAGAAGCCCTTGACTGACGCTCAGAAAGCCAAGCTCGCCAAGGCTGAGGCGGCTTCAGCAACCTACTCAATCACCTGTATGGCCGCTATGAGCTTCGTCGGCAAAGGGCTTGGCGAGTCCAAGAAAATGCAAACTGCGCTTACCGTTATCAGCCTGCCCGCCCTTCGCTGGCTTGCTAAGCGGTTCGAATTTAAAATTCCATCAGATAAGAAGTCGGCTGTGTTGATCCGTGAGTTTTTGCGGGTCGAATTGCTGACGCTTAAGCCTAAGGAAGCCTGAATTTGATAAGCGGCGGTTGCGAGAGAGTGCACGCTCTTGCGCCGCCCCTTTGGGAATGTTCTGGATTGGGCCAGAGCATTTTCAAGGGTCAATTCAACATGATGTTTTATATCGCCTTTACCGCCTTCTTTGCCTTCGCAACTGGCTTCCAAGTTGGACTCGCCGCTATCCTCATGAACTGGGGGAACAACTAATGCTTGGGATTTTGAAAGATTTACGCTTCGACGTGTCGGGCTTGGCGGTGGTCATGGCCGCGCTTTCCGTCGGAATCCTCGCAGGTTGGTCCGTGGTTCCTGTGCTGTGGAACGAGCAATGATCGAGCGACTCTCCCTTTGGGCTTGCCTCGTCCTTATCTGGACGCTGCAAACAGCAATAGTCGTTGTGACAACAGGCGGTTGCGCTCAATTCACATTCAAGCTCGTCGCCACGCTGGCGCATTGAGAGGTTCACAATGAGAAAGATCGATCGATTGAAACTTGCCCTGAAGAGCGGAGCTTTCTGGCAATCATTTGCTCGGAAGACCCCTGTTATCTCAACAGAAGTCAACTATACCCCAAAAGACGCTGACTTCATACAAAAATCCAACGAATTATGGGCTAAGTACACGGATTTGCGCAGAAAATATCTAGACGGCCAAACTTGGGCAAGCCCTGATTCGCCCTACTATGCCCGATGCATCGCCCTATACGAGGCGCATGATCGCGATTTTACTCGCCTGACCGAACGCTATCCAAGTTGGTGACAATCGTTGATTTCGCTCACATAAAAAGTGCGAACACGACGTCGTGGCTATTCGATCCAATGGGGTGCAAAGACATCCCATTTAGTGGACTAGCAACGTGTAAGTAAAGGAGAAGTATTTATGCGCATGATCAAAGCAATGCAGAACGGCATAGTTTTCTATGTCGTCGCTGACTACAACCGCGTGCACTATCGCTCGATGGACAAAGGCGCGGCCAAACGTGAGTTGCGCCTCCGCAGCGGCCGCCGTTCGGCCAAGCTGGATAGCAATCGTCAAGCGTGGGTGTGGGTGGCGCTATGAGACTTGTGCTAACGCGTGACATATTCGTCATGGATTGCCCGTGGCTGGATCGCGCCTTCGAGAAAGGCGATCTGGTATGGGCTTACCATGGGTGCACCTATGGGTGTGTGTCCGATGGCGGGCGGGCTGTGACGCTTCATGACGGCCAGTTGCCGTTCTTCGAATTGCCGCGCGACGCTCTTGCGCCTGTACGTCCAGAATTGGCGTACAGCGTTCGCTGACGGCTGTTTGCCCTTGGCGGCCTATCTATCAACCTTAAAACGTTTCGTGGCTGTACTGGCCATAGGAAAGGGATTTAGAGGCTATGGAAACGATTGTGACTGTGAAAGACCTGCTTGGCCACGTGAGAGACGCCAATCAAGGTGATCCGTGGGGAGAATCTATGGCGTGGATGTTTGCGACAGCGGCCAAGCTTGAATTCGAGTTTGGCGGAGCGCCTGACGAATGGAGGTTCCATCCGGGCGCCGGAACAACCTCAGCCAACTGGCGCGAATCGTTCGAAAGCTATGAACTCGATATGCTGGAAGGCGCTGACGAAGACGTCCTTACCCGGTTTGGCGCCATCATGAACCGCTGGGCCAATAAATGCAAAGCCGCTGGCCTTAGCTACTGATCGGCAATTCAAGCATGCGTCGAGAGGCGCGTGCTTTGATGGCTGATTATGGCCTATTTGAAGGGAAACTCAATGACTTACACACTGCCAACTGGCGTCATTTCCGAGGCGCGCGACCACAATTCCATGCTTCTCGATCTGATCAACTGGATGTCTGTTCAAGACGGACTCTATGACACGATGAACGCCTTAGCCACGCAGAACGGCGATGGCGGATGGAGTGAGGGAAATTACATTCAGCATCGTGACGCCAACGATGGAGATTATGCGTGCGCAATCTTCGACATCATGAATGATCTGGCTGGGTTTCTTCCTGAAGGTCATATGTGGGGCTTCTCGGATGGGAAGATTGGAATATTCGAGTGTAGAATCAAAATCGTGACCGATGAACATCCTTACGATGACAAGACCATAGACTCATTTAAGATGATTGCCGCCATCATGGAGCAAATAGCTCCATTGGCAGAATCGATGGCTCGATTGTCAGGTGCGGCTATCATTCGCCTTGGAAGTCGTGCGTCTGAGTCTGACCGGTATTTCCTGGAATCATCTCGCGAAATAGGAGACCTAATGACTAAAGACGGAAGGTCAATCGATTTTGTATACCGCAGACTGATCGGAGAAATTGCGCACAGAGAGAACAGGAATAACCGTAAGGGCTGACAATTCTCGCTCACATCCTTCGGGGTGTGGGCGGCGGTGGTCAACTCCAATGAAAGGGAAATCCTATGACCAAGACATGCAGAACATGCCGCTTCTACGATGAGATCGCCCCGAAAGAGCATATCGAGGAGGATTACGGCCTTGGCCTTTGCACGATCAAGCACGATCGGTTGCCGCTATGGGCAAAAGGATGCATGTGCAACACATACGTGCATAGCGATTGGAAGGATTGCCCGGCGTGGACGGCGCCCGAGGCTGCGAAGCCATGAGATATCGAATTTACACAACGAAAGAGCGGGCCGAGAGGCGAATCGCCTGTGAGAAGGCTGAATCACAATTCGCGGCCATGAAAGCCATCCCTCATCCGGACTCGCGATATACTGGGTGGGTCATTCATGGTAAGCCCCCTACTGGCAAAGTTTGTGGCCTTATGCGCAGTGGGTGGAAGACCCTTCCTGAATAAGGGGGCTGGCAGTGTTGAGGGGGCTTGGCGGCTCCCTCCTCTTTTCTCAGGCGCTGTGGTTGTTGCAGCGGCTCAGCAAGGAGACTTACTCCTCAAGATAATACACTTCGAATACCTCAGTCAAGATTTCCTTCATGTAAGTCTTGACTGTCCCAAATCTGGGGTCGCAAGCCGTTCCCGTTGGGGCGCCCCTGAGCTTGGATAACGCGGAGCACCTGCGGCCAAGGATTATCGCTGTGTCGAGAGGGAGATTGAGGCCGAGGAGATTGCCCCAAGCCCTTACCGTATAATCCTCTGAGGCTATGGTTGACGCCTGGGCCTTGGCTTCTGCAACCTTGGCCAGATGGAGGGCCTCGTGAGCAAGGCCGTCTGTGGCTTCCTGGCGAGCTTCCAGAGCGTGTTGGCGACGCTCGACGTCCAGCATCGCTTGAGCCTGGGCGACGAGCATCTCGGCTGGCGTCATGGCCTTAAGCTGGTAAGCCCCCGTCTTGCGAATGGACGGCATAACCTCCTCGCAAAGCCAATCCTGGATGGCTTCGGCCTTGGGAAGTTTGGAGCGATTTATGAGCCGGTTGACGTCAGACTCGGGAATCATAAGTGTTTGATTTTGTAGGGTGAGGGAAACGCTCACCCCAATGGAATCAATGGCTCGCGCCCGCTTGCAATGGGTGCGGATGGCCTCTGGAGGATTGGCGTAACCGAGCATCGTCGCCACATCGCGAGCGACAAACCAGGGGTTGCCTTGGGTGTCTACGATCGTGCGAATTTCGTGAGCTTCGAATTTGAAAGGAATCAAGTTGGTCATTTCCAGCCTTTCTGTGCTGCTTTCTGTAGAGTGAGGAGCGTGGCGACAGTGCAGAAAGTCACCGGGTTCAGCCGCTAAGCCTAGCCACGCTAGGTTCAATATATGCCTTGACAAGGGAAATGTCAACTCTTACTGAGGGATTTCACGCCATTCCATGGTCACGCTCAACGCCGCCCCGGATATGGTTTGTCCGTTGAAGTTCAGGCATACGGACTCGTTGACGCCATGGAGAACAATGCCCTGGTCTTCTTCAATTCCGTAATGCCTTGTCCTCTCGTATACTTGAGAAGTAGCCGCCGCCATGGTGAACTTAATGGCCTCAACAGTCCCTACCGCAGTCCCAACAGTCGGATTAGCTGTATACGCCATGACAGTGGCGGTTCCAGCCGGGTTAGCGCTGTCGTTAGGGACATCCGTCAAGGCCGTTGAGGTTCCACCCGTATTGGCCGATGACCGCTTGATTAGCAACATGTCTACCGCGGTGTTTGATGTAGCCGTCCCAGAGAAGTCAACCTGCTTTAGGACAAGGTCTTTCGTCGCAGACCCGCTCAAGCATGATATGTCAGTGGCGGCGGCGGCCAGGACAAGGCCAGATATGGCCGCTGAATACGTGTCCCGTTTCTCAACCGTCGTAATAGCCCTGCCCTTGATATCGGAGCGGAAAGGACGAATAGCCCCTTCTGTCAGGGTAGGTTTTGCCGCATTGTACTGCATGCCGGGCGAAACGCCATATCCGCCAATCGTGTTATACGCCTGGGAATAGGCGTACCCTCCGCCCAGCGCCAGGAGGCACGACGCGGCAAGAACTCTTCTCATTTTGGTGATCCTTCATGAAAATTCTCAACCTATGAGGGAACACCGTAGAACAATTTTACATATTACACAACGCCTCTCTCTGTCCCGGCCGCCTCATGGTGAGACGGCCCGATCAAGGAGAAGCTGCATGAAACAAAAATTCGATGAACATCGGGACACTATATTCGAGATATGCGTAGTCATCAACTGCGCTATCGCCGCATATGAAGCCTACGACACCCCCCAATCGCCAATCGTCCTGTTGCTCGTTACAATGCTTCTATTCAAATAAGGAGAGAGCCGTGAAGAAAGTCATATCCATTATTATAGCCGGCGTGACGCTCGCCATCGCTGGCGCCGCCTCAGCCTATGACCGTTGCCATTACGAGACCCGATCAGACAGCCGCGGGACTTACAACGTGCTCGTATGCTGCGACGAAAATGGCCGTTGCCGGGAAAGTCGCGTGAGATGATGAGAACCCCAGGAACTGGAAGAACCAAGGCCTACATGAGACGGGGCAACGCCGAGGATACGGCGGACGCGATTCAAGAGGCCATGCCTCTGTGGAACGTCACTGTGCAGCCAAGCCCTGAAAAGCCTGCCCATTGGGGCGTGCGAGCGGAGCGAGTCATCTCAGATATCAACGAGCACGGCTCTAGAGACGCTCCAGACGGGCGAAGGCCTCTTATGCTGGCGGATATCACCCCTCCGCCACCAAAGGGCTGTGCGGGCCGCTCGCAGGTTGTATGGCTCAAAGAGAGCGGAATAACATTTCCGAAGGATGATTGAATATGTGGGCAAAAGCGTTGAGACAAGTCCTGTTGCTCATGATCGGCGTGCTATTGTTGGCAATAGCAATGAGCGCGTTCATTAACATCGGATAAGAAAATGAGAAGCATCTTAGAAAAAGTGATCGATGATAGCCCATACACTCACCCAATGCTGGTCTCTGCGTTAGGGCAGGGTTATAACCTGCAACGCGCAAAAACACCCTCCATAGCCTTAACAGCGGAGGGTGAGCAAGTCGGAGAGAGGATTGTCAAAGATCATAAGTCCGCCCGCTTGGACGTCCTTGTTATCTCCTACAATAGCACGGAATGAGAACAAATCAAGGGGAATCTTCATGGATTTCGAATATGAACTGATGAAGCTGGTTTGCCACGCCATGACATGCGCCACTGTGTGTTTCGTCGCGTGGCTCATATTCCGCTAGTCGCTAGCCAATGAATCGACTTGGACCGCTTTCTCTTCAGTGCGCTGGAGAGGGAGCGGCTCGATGTCGATCACTCTCAGGTTAGGCGCTGGGAGAGCTTTCTCCTGGCGCCGTCTCTCCAGCTGTTCGAGCGCTTCCCCAAATCCGACGTTCACATTCACCTCGGATTTGGCGTTTTGCCCGTACACTTCAGGATTAGCCTTGCTGGCGGCCCATTGCCTGGCGCGAATCATGTTCGCCGCCTGGCTGGCGGGTATTGAGGCGTCGTCTGCTATGTCAATGACAGCGTCTGCCAGGAAGTGAGCCCCCGCCGCTTTTGCGTTGGTGTAGGCAGATTTGAATTCCGGGCTATTGGTGAGATATCTCGCAACCATGCGCTTGGCGCGGGCCGAGTCCACCTGAAGCTTCTGACTCTCGAATTTCGACAGCTTCTCTCCTCGGGATAGCCAAGCAAGGATTGCGTCCAGTATGGGCTTGTCGCTGCTCCCGTCATTGCGTGGGCGGCCAAATGAACGGGAAATGATCGGAGGAGGGGCTTGGCAGGTGGAGGGTGTGCGCCCAACCCACGCCATGAGGCGGTCAAGCTCGTCCTGCTTGGCGGAGTAATGGTTCTCCACATCCAGAATCACGTTAGCCGGCACTCCGGATTCAATCCCTGCTGTCCGGCGAGTGGCCAAGCCACGCTTCTCGCGGACAAGATCGCCGAGAACTGGGAGGGCCTGCTCGCTCTGGTCGAATTTTACGCGGATTTTCATCCGTTCGCTGGCAGTTCGCGCGGGCCCTTTCCTCATGACGTTAGCTCAACGCCGGATGGCTGAGTCCATCGACCGCCAGCGTGGAGTCCACAGGGACTTCCGCGGTGGCGGGAACTGGCAACACATCGTCCAGGGCCTTGCTGAGGGCCGCATAGTCGGCTTCTGTGACTTCCGCAGGCGCTGGAACCGAAGCCGCCAGCTTGGCCTTGAGGTCAGCAATCTCCGCGATCTGGTTGGAGATGACGGCCGCAGCGGTGGCGACCCTGATTCTCAGCTTATCGAATTCTAGGCTCATTTTGACTCCAGTGAACAGCTTCAAGAAGGACATTGTTACCTCGCGATCAAAAGTTTAAGCGATACAGCTTAGGCGGGCAAGGACAAACTTGTCTTTACGTTCTGTAAAGCGTTTAATTGGGTGAATTCAGTTACGGAGTTAAAAATGACAGGAAGAATCAGGAGGGTCGGCAATGTCCGCCTGCCCGACGATCAGCGCTCTACGTGGAATGTGACAAGGCCGAACTCAATCGTCAACCATATCGACGACGATCAGGGCATGCGCGAAGCGCCCGGCCCGGTGGTGACCGAATCTCACATGTCGGCTATGGAACCCCCTAAGACACCGAAAACATGCCAGAAACACGCCAAAAACACACCAATTAGAAGCAAGAAGCCCAAAATAAGGGCCGTTCTGCCGCATGACGCCGACATGAGCGCCGTCGTTCATGACAGGGAAGTCCCGCTCAGAACCGTCTTTAACATGCGCATACCGACCAAGCTCCTCCAGCATTATCGGGAGAGCGGGCCAAACACCAGCGCCAGGATAATCGCTGTCCTGGAGATGTTCGTCAGAGAAGGAGGTGAATTCGTTGGTGGTGATTAGACTAAGGTATGACTATACAAACCGGATAGACTGTGCTAGTGTACAGTCATCCTAAGGAGAAGGACATGACAAAGTACATTCGCATTATCGAAAGGGGGCAGACGGTATTTCGATTTCCTGAACCCCAGGACGGCTCTGCAACAGAGCAGTTATCCGAAATCGTGGCCATGGAAATTCTACGTGGCCATAACAAAGTGAATAAATCCACCGCAATCAAGAACGCGATTGCATTTTACCACGCGGCATTAATAAAAGGAATAGCACATGAGCATAATGAAGCCCTTCACACGCTTTCAGCACAGGAAGATGAACACTCTGACTTCGGCAACGCCGATCAGTGACGAGGAATTGATGGCCTTTGCGCCATCTATCTTCCAGGAGTTCAAGGGTGAAGAACGCTCAGAGCGTTACTCGCACATCCCGACTCGCATCATCCATCAGGAAATGACAAAGGCTGGCTTCTACCCAGTGAAGGTGGTCAAACAGACGGTGCGCCGCGTCGATCATTCTCCCGAGGCCGAGGAGGCCGCAAGGACGAAGGAAGCCTATTCCAAACACATGGTGATGTACAGGCACCCCGACGCGCTCAACCCTCTGGAGAGCCACGGCGTAGGGCAGGTGGGCTATGTGGGCGACCACAGCGGCAAATGCTCGATCCAGATGTTTTCCGGATGGCTGGAGCTTCTCTGCGGCAACGGACTGATCGCTGGGCGCGTCGCCGAGGCGATCAGGTTGGGCCACGTCAAGCTCGACGTCGTCGACGTGATCAACGCGGCGTTCAAGATGATGGAGGCGATTGGCCGGATCAGCGAGTGGCGCGGAGAACTCCAGTCTACCCCAGTGAACTATAAGACGGCTATAGACTTCGCCGAGGAGGCGCTCCTGCTCCGCTGGGAGGATGGCAAGGCCCCGATCTATCCCAGGCAATTACTGGCCGAACGTCGCGTCGGAGACACCTACGGCAACCTCTGGGGCGTCTACCAGCTGGCGGAGGAGAACATGCGCCGGGGCGGGCAATCTCCACAGGCGGCGCATGTCCGCTACTGGGCGGCCAAGCCTGAAGAGCAAAGGCTCCTTCCTCGTCCGAAGAAAGTGGCCCCAATCAACGCTCTCGACGCCACGCTGAAGTTCGAGAAGAGTATCAGCGATCTGGCTGACGACTGGTCGAAGAGACTGGCTAAGGCCGCATAACCACCGAGTGACGTCTCGGCCAACTGTAAAGGATTTCTTTACAGTTGGAACGGACGCCAAGGATGTTGTCCGACAAGGAGGATAATATGAAATTTGAAGTCAAGAACAGATTCTCAGGCGCTGCACAGTTTACAGCCGAAATTGAATGTGACGAGAACTCCTTACTATCGATGAAGATGGGGTTGGCTGTAAAGTGGGGGATAAATAACAGAGCAGATCTGACCGGAGCTAATCTCTCCGAAGCTAATCTCTGCGGAGCAGATCTCCACGAAGCCGATCTCTCCGAAGCTAATCTCTGCGGAGCTAATCTCTGCGGAGCTAATCTCTACAGAGCTAATCTCT